CTGCGCCGGCTTCGGTGGTGTTGATGCTCCTGGCTCCGTCGCTCCGATGCCACCGAACATAGTCGTGTAGTCTCTCATCCGATCCGCCATGTTGCGCTTGTATGGCTGCAGCGCCTGCGAGATCAGCGAGGTCGGGTCTTTGGTGTCCAGTGCATTCGGCGGCAATGTTCCGGCCCGAGCCTTCGCCAGATATTGCGGAACGAAGGCTTGCATGAAACTGGAATAATTAGCGAGGCCGACATTATCCTTGCCCTTGAGGCCGGGTACGTTGACAATCAGCGAGTCCTTGGCGGCGGCAATCGTCGATTGCCACACCGGACCTTTCAGTGGTGACTCGGCAAGCTCTTTCACTAATCTATCCATCGTCGTGAAATCATGGTCGGAAAGTCTGCCTTCGGTCTGAGCCTTCATCAGATCGAGACTCGTCGTTGGCTTATCCGGATCGAACATCCGATCGGTCAAGTCTTGTCGCGTGGCCTGATCAGTTACGATCTTGGCTTCCTTATTCTGCTGACTCTCAGCCCAGTCCAGCATGGTGCGCGCGGTTGAGGCTGCGGCTGGCGCATCCGGATTCTGCCTCGCGATCTCCAACGCATCGCTGAAGAATTGCGGCTTGATCATCAGTTTTCCATTGATCGGATTGATCTGCGTGTTGTCGGTCAGAACCTTTGTCGAGTCCTGATGCACCTTGAGGTCGGCCTGCTGTTTCTGCAGCAATTGATCCTGTCGCGCCTGCGCCGCATCGGTCTTGGCCTGCCGCTGGGCTGCGGCCTGGAACATCTTGATCTCGCCGGGCTGCAGGTACTCGCCGTATTTCTTCTGGATCGCATCGAGATCGACGTTCGGGTTCTGTTTGATCATGCCGGAGACGGCGGCTTTGACGGCGGCCTCCTGTCCCTTGAACAGCAACTCGCCTTTGACCTTTTGTCCGGTCTCGGCGTCGATAGTCGGAGAGGAATCGACGATCGATCCGACCGAATGCTTCATGACGTCGAGCACGGTCGGCAGCGACGACGGATCATTGTAGACCGCGCTCGAAGAGCTGTTGATCATCTTGTGCGCGTTGAGCACCGCGGCCTGTCCGGCCATCGACGACATATCAGCGGCGGTCTTGGTGGCAAAATGCTGATTGTATTTCTCGGCAATGCCTTCGGCGTATTTCTGGCTGTTCTCTGTGGTGAAACCTTCCTGGAATTTCTCCAGTGACGGCTTGACATTGGTCTCATAGAATTTCTTGGCTACGGAGCCATCGTTCGGGTCGGCGGTTTTCTTGGTCTCGTTCCAGTCGTTCTCCAGATTGACCAGCAAATCGGCCGCGACCGCAGCGCCGTGGCTGATCTCCTTGTGGTCCTGATATTTGACGTAGACGTCTCCGGCGGTCTGGATCGCACTTGATGCGTCCTTGCCGAGAGATTTGTAAGTGCGCTCGGTGTCCTGCCCCAGTTGCTCCGTCGCGCCCGCGACCTGATTATAGAACGCGCCGACCCGCCGCGCCGCACCCGCCGCGGAATCGGTTCCGAGCGATGACGGGTTGAGGCCTAGGTTCGGGGTATCATAGGTTTTAATATTGGGCATCTGTTATTTCCCGTAGCCGCTCGGGCTACCGCGGCCCATGAGCAGGCTGCCAATATTGAACCCGCCTGTTCCGATCGATGCGATCGCTGACACGCCCTTGATCGCTCCACCGATGAACGACCCGATTCCCATGATGCCTGAAAGGTTTTCGGTCTTGTTGGCCATATCCTCTTCACCGGCCGCCGCTGTACGCGCCGCGCTCGACATGATCGAAAAGGAATCCGCCTGCTCCTGATACCCGGCCTCGGTAATGTGGCCCTGCTGCTCAAGCACGGATTTCGTCAATGCGCCCTGCGCGGCACTGTCGGCTAGCAGAAACGCCGCCGAACCACCGCTGCCAAAGCCTGCGCCTGCCACATCGGCCGTCGTCTCACCGAGCGACTTAGACAGTTCGCGATCGGCCTGCATCTGCTTGATCGCGGTTGACTGCTGGGTGAATGCGACGTTCTTCTTCGCCAGCTCGCCGGCCAAGTCGTATTCACTGGCCTCGGCCAGATCGCCTTGCGCCTTGATGCGCAACCCTTGCGCCTTCAGCTTGCCGCCCTGGATTTCTCCAAATCCTGAGAACAGGCTATCGACCGCTCCACCTGCTGACGAGAATGTGCTGCTGCTAAGGGCCATGGCTATTGCTCTTGTGTCGTCAAGTTGACGCTGATCGCGATCACGTTCGCCGGATAGGGACGCGATACCTGCCAGCAGAACATGCCTTCGTAAGTGTAGTCGTCCATCACCCCATCGGTCGCGATGCCGGTGAATGTCGACTTTAGCTGCGTCGGCGATCCATAGGCGGCGGGTGCCAATTTCGAGAACGTGGTCCCGAAGGAAATCCCGAAGCTGTTGTTGAGCAGTACCGCATAGCGGTGAATGCGCCGGATCAGGCCGAGCGCGAGACCGTTGCGGTTGCCGGTATCTGCGGGGAGGATCGACCGCACCAACTGGCCCTGGCTGGTATAGGTGAAGCCGATGGCGATCGGGAACGGAGTCAGTGACGCCACATAATCCGCGGTGAACAATCCCGCGCCCACGCCCGCCGAGATGCTGTCTCCATAGGGAATGAAGATCGAACCGTTGGTGACCACGAAATCGGTGAAGCCGACCGTGCCCGGCCCACGATAGCCGAGGTCGAGCCCGCCCGCGAAGATCTGCACGGTCTTGCCGTTGAGATGCCAGAGACCATTGATGGTCATGCCGCCGTAGGGCGAGCCGCCGGCTGGAACGTTGGTGGTCGATGTCGAGGTCGGCGCTACCGAGTCGTCGAGGAACCATGCGGTCGTCAGCGCCGAGATTTCATCCAGCGTGTCGGTCATCACCTCGACGTGGCGGATGTTTGTCACCGGATCGTTGCTGACGATGGTCAGCGCATCGAGATTGCCGCCGGTCGACGGGCCGGAGCAGATGCTTTCGACCACGCGGCCCGATCCCAGCGTATGCCGATGCCATGCCGCGAAGGTCGGACCCTGCGCCGTGGTCAGGGTGTCGCGCTTGTAGGTCACGCCGAACAATTTTCCCGTCGTGTCGCGGCCCCAGATGATTGGGGTTACCGCCTGCGCATAGGCCAGCTCTGCAATGCCGATATGGGTGATGTGCTGGGCCTTATCGGCAATATTCGGCGCCGAGAATTTGCCGGAATAAACGTCAGCAAAATACTCCATCAATTTCTGGCCGTAGCGTTGCACAAACACGTTGGTATGCTCGGTTCGGCGCGGCTCGATATTGGCGCAGCCGATCTTGGTGACGCGGCGCGCAGCGATGTTGATGGCGGTGATAGGTCCGCTGGTCGGCGCCTGCACTAGCCACTCACCGGCCTGCGTGCCAATGATGATGCCCTGCAGATCCGGCTGGAACCAGAAGATAGGATTGACGCTATCGGAATTCAGCTTGTACGAGATCGCGCTTGACGCCAGCACCTGCCCGGTGTTGTCGGTCGGCGCGAAGTTCAAGGTTGATCCCGAGATGCCATTCGATACGCCGGCATCGAAGCGGTTCGGGATTGCGCCGCCGAGCCAGATCCGGCCTTCGTGATAGCAGCCGCAGGTCGGATAGCCTGACGTGACGCTATAGGCGCCGAGCAGCCATGGAATAGTCTGCGTGTTCGGTAGTGGCGCACCAAGGATTGCAACGGATACGATTGTTCCGGTGACACCTCCGGTGCCGAAGAACCGCACCTGCGAGAAATTCGGGGTGACAGTCAGGGTTAACGGCGGCGGCGGGCCGGCCGTGACGCTGCTGACAACCTCGATCCATACATAATTCCACGTTGTGGTCTGATCGCTAGATATCAGCGTGACAGGGATTCCGGTATTGACGGCATCGAGCGCAAGAAACCCGATCACCGTTCCATCGGACGACGATGCGGGCGCGGTTGCCTTGGCGCGCAGATAAAATGAGGTCGGATAGACGGCTCGCTGATTATTGACGAATTCAAATTGATGATCCGAGGACGGATAGAGCACAACCGAGCTGATAGCCTTTGGTGTGCCGGTGAAATTCAGGCCGACATAATCATTATAGACATGGTTCAATCCATCAGGGCCGTTGAGGTGTTGGAGTGAGCAGGTCGATGCCAGAACCTTGCTCAATACCCCGTCGAACGCTGCGGCGAGGCCGCCCCCGCTCGTCATGTTTCCGATCGTCGGAAAGCCGCCGGGGCTGATGAAGCCGATGGTCGAAAGACCGGTGATCTTCCCCCACGTCCAGCCCGGAGTATAGACCTGCCACCAGGACGAATTTGCTGACGGCGTGTTGTTGAGATTGCCTCCGACCAATGAGCGATATCCGATGCCGCTGACTGAAGCCAGTTCGCCGGCACCGTAGGTCGTGACGGCGGACCATGCCGAACCGAGAGAGGCATTGAACAACCGCACCATACGGCCGGCATCCGAGGACTGGAAACCGTTCGGACCTACGGCTTGTCCCGGCGAGGTGATCTGCCAGAATGTTGGCGATGATGCCGGGGTGTTGTTGAAATTGGCGTCCTGCAGCGAGACATAGGTAATGGTGCCGCTGGTGACCAGATCGCCGGTCTTGTACGCGGTGGCGGCGGAATAAACCTGCGCCGAGAGCGTCAGCGTGATGACGCCGCTGACGCCGGATGGCGTGACCAGCGATCCGTTGACCTGATCGAGATAGGGGCCATCGAGGAAGTTCGCAGGCGTAATTGCGAAGATGGCGCTATTGCCGCCAGCCGGAAGCGTGGGCACCGTGAGAGCCTGCGGAGCAATCGCACCGTTGAGCAGCAGATCGGTGGTCTCGGCCTGCACGGCGCGGATGCTGGCCCATGAGCCGCCGGCATAGGGCGTCACCAGTTCCTGCACGCGGGCGACGAACGTTCCGGCCGTGATCGCGCCCAGCGTCGAGCCGTCGATGGTGGCGCCGGTCAGCGCATCGGTCAACGAGAAGTGCGTGGTATCGGTGACGGTCGCGATGAACTGGCGGCCTTCCAACAGCGGTGATGGGCCGGGAGCCGGGAACGTCACGGTGTTGCCGGTGGTCCAGCCATGAAGACCCGACGTCTGCACCACCGCAGGATTTGCCGCCGAGACCGCAAGAACAGTCTGCGCGTCGTTGGTGGTCAGCAGTGCGGTGCCGTTGCGAAAGCGGACGAACCCGTTGGTGAATTCGGTGGTGATCGCCGCCGCCTGCTGGAAATCGAACTTGATGACCTTGGCCGCAGCACCTCCGCGGGTGTGGCCGGCATACATGAAGCCGGGGCGACGAACCCACGGCCCGATCTCGACCGGGAATGAATTGACGCAGACGTTCAGCGAGACGCGATAGTCCGGCTTGTCAAAACGTCCTTGGGAAAACTGCGAGATCTCGCCGCCGAGGAAGTTCGGGATCGCGTTTGAGGCCCCGCCCACCGTCTAATACCTTACCGACACATACTCGTCGTCTGGCATATCAGTGTAGCCGGCCTCGATGCCGTCGAACAATGATGCCTCGTCCTTCCAGTCCTTGTAGGTCTTGGCGACAAGCTGGAGCTGGCCCTTGTCCTGGGTGATGGTATCGCAGACCGAGAACGCCACACGCGCGGCGACGCCCTCGCAGAACAGCGTGTGCATGCGGGAGACGTCGGTGATGTTGACCACGAAGCGCAGCGGGATCGGCCCGGCCTCGCTGGAGATCAGATATTCGCCCTCGATCTGCCAGTCGTTGTATTGCACGCCGCTGGGTCCGCCGAGCCATGTAGTTCCGATCTTGGCGTTCTGCGGCGCCATCCGCAGATAGCCGGCCGGTTTGAGGAAGGCGTTTTTCGAGGTCGCCTGCGAGGACGGTCCGGTGCCCAGGGGATAGACGATGTTGAGCGTGGTCAGTCCGACGCCGGCGGGGAATTCCTTGCCGCCGATCTGCAGCCATTTGTCCGAGCCGGCGCCGCCGACGAACACCGTGGTCCACGGGCAGAGAATGCCGGTGTTGGTCCAGTGCACCCCGGCGTCGATGGTCGGATCGAAGCCGATATTGCCGGAGCCGATCGAGGTATAGATCACGCCATCGGAGCCGGTGACCTGATTGGTGGCGGCGTAGGTGGTGGCGATGTTGAAATTTGCCGGCGATGCCGATGGGATATTGTTGGTGTTGAGATCGATCCGGCTCATGTAGGCGACGGACAGGTACGTCACGACCTGATTCTTGAAGAACACCGTGGTCGCAGCCCATGGCGTCGCGGTGCCGGGCACGTCGAGATTATTGTTCTGCAGCGACAGATATACCCGATAGGTGCCGTCGCCCGCCGTGGTGTAGGCGAGTTCGCCGGCAAAATAGGCAGTCTTCGGATCGTTCAGCGGCACCGCGCGCGGCCCGAAATACGGCTCCCACAACGTCGTCAGCAACGGATCGTTACCGAGGTTGTTCGGGATATTGGATATCCACAGGCTGCCGTTCTGGTCGGAGACGATCGAACCCACGAAGTAGGTGGTGCCCTGCGCCCACATCGATGGCGTCAGCAGCATGGTGTTGACGTCGATCGCGCGCAGCACCGTGCGGCGGGTGGCGAAGGTCCAGACCCGGCGCTGCAGCTCGGCCTCTCGCAGTTTGTCGTAGCAGAAGCCGATTTCGGATGCGCCGCGGACGGATGTATCCGCAAAGCCGATCAGCGGATCCATGCGGGGCGAGCCGCAATGCTGCAGCGCGCGGTTTCCGATGTCTACAGGAGTCCTGAAAGCCGTCATGCCGCGGACGATGCGGGCGGCCTACCTCACCAGCAACGCACCATTAGGTCGGAATGCGGGCGATCATGGCGAAAACGGCGGTGAAAGTGGCGATGAAATATTTGTACTGACCGGGCGGAAGGTCGACCACGGCGTACCCGTTTGTGGTGGCGAACACGGCATGGACCGGGACCAGCGTCGAGCCGTCCGGTCCCACCATCTGCAGTCCCATGGTGCCGGCGCCGGTCGCGGTCGATGCGATGGCGTATTTGCCGCCGCGCAGCGTGAACGCCGCCGAGGTAACGCCGATGTTGGAAAACAGGAAGGCTTCGGTTGCTGTGGCCATCGGTCAGGGCTTCATCGATTGCGCTGCGACAAAAATTGCGGCATCGCAGGCCGACCGGAACAGGGCCAGCGACGAGAATTTGGCGGTGTCGTACGAGATCGTCAGGTCGCCGCTGGCCGCCGTTCCCAACGTCCGCCCGTGGTTGTGCTCGGTGCGATCGTTCTTCTTGACCGGATTCAATTCCAGTGTGACGTTGACGAACTTGTCCTGTGCCATGATTACCCGTCGATGAACACGAAACCCGCAGCCACCGACTGCTGCGAGTTCACGAGAAACCGTTCGGCGGCTTCGAGAAACTTCTGCACATCGACCTTGCGCACCGCGCCATCGGTGATCCGAAGTTCCATCGAAAGACCTGCTGTTGATGCCGCTCCGGTCGTGAAGTCACTATACTTCTCGCCCTCGACACCGCGGCTGAATCCAACAAAATGATCGGCCATCTCTTACCTCAAACCGTGAAGTTGACGGTCATGCCCATCTTGCCGGTGCCGGTGGTGAGCGCGGTGGCAAGCGAGCCGACGATATCGAAGAAGCCGCCGGGATCGGATGCGAGGCCGGCCGCCTGCCAAAGCGGCTGGTTGCGCTTGAGCGGGGTGAAGCTCGTGGATATTCCGATGAGTTCGGTCTGTGCTGATCCCGCAGCGACCGAGACCGCCGCAGCGAACAGGGTCCGGTTGATGGTGTTGGCCACCAGCAGCGACGTCGGCTTGTTGCCCTCGCCATCGGTCGCATAGTAGAGACCGATATCGATGGTGCCGACCGCTTGCGCTTCCGAAGTGAACAAGACCTGCTTGATCTTGCAGTTCGAGGGCACGCGGACGAACTGATAGGTCGCGTCGATCGAGGACGCGGCGATACCGATGACGTCACCGGACGAAACCGACATCAGCGGCGCGGGAGCGCCTTCACCGGCGGTCGGAAGGATCAGCGGCACCGTGTCGAGAGTGGTGATCGGGGTGGATTTAACGTGATCGACAGCCATGTTACTTGCTCCTTACGGCGTTACGTCAGCGGCGGCCGAGGTATCGGCGCACAGGGATTCCAGCAGGCGGCCGGGCTCAAGCCGGGTCGCGCCGGACGACATCATGGTGTAGATCTGGTACGGCAGGCCGCTCAGATCCTTGCGGCGGTCGACGTCGTTCTCGGTGTCCTTCCAGATGCCGAGATAGAGGCCGGACTTGACGAACGGGATATTGGACCGGACGTTGACGGTGTTGACCGGCAGCCGCTCCGAATAGACGATATCGAAGCCGAGGAAGCGCGTGACCTTGCCCTCCTGCAGCACCGGCTTGTCGGAAAACTCAGTCGAAACCACCTGCACCTGATTGAGCAGATCGCTCTCGCCCTGCGAGTTGGTGACCCAGGTCAGGGTCTCTTCCTCGAGATCGACCTGAGCTTTCCGGAAGATGCGCTTGGCTTCGATCATCTTGGCGACGGTGAGGCCGGAGGCCGCAGCCGAGCCAAAGGTCGAGGCAATCGACCACGAAGACGAGATCGAGGCCCAGGTCTCGGTGGTGAAGGAGGCGCCGTCGGTGCCGAGCGAGGAGGTGCCGAACGCGGCCGCAATCAGCCGGTCGTCCCATTCACGGGCGACGGCGGCGGCGGCGACATCGGAATACTGGCTAGTGGGTTCGACCGCGGTCTTGAGCTTGTCGAAGGTGTCGATGAGCTGGTTGGCGTCGCGGTCAACCGGGAAAACCCAGCGCCGGGTGAAGTCGACATCTTGGCGGCCGATCGCGGAGAAGCGCCCGGCGGGCGGCTTCATCTGGATGGCGCCGATGTACTGGATCGGCGAAGCCTGCTTGCCGACGTGGAAACCTTCCATGGTGCGGCCGCGCAGCTTGGAACGCTTCTGCTGCAGCTTGAGCGCAAGCACGGTGGAAAATTGGGTCGTGAATAGTTTCGGCAGATTTTCGGACATGGCTATCCCGCTTTTGAAAAGGATTCGGTGAACGTCAGCGGTCTTGCCCATGCGAAATGTCGCCGGGGACCATCAAACACTCGGCCTTATCCTCTGCAGGGAGCCGTAACTTTTTAGTCTGAACCCGGACTTGTCCTGGCGGGGACCGGGATCTTGCAGGCGGGACACTGCCCCGCCCGCGTGGTGATGTTCAACGCACCATCTATTTTTTGCGGACGTGCTTCGCCAATTTGCCGATCTTACGGCCCTTGTCGGCAGCCTGATAATCCGAGGCGACCGACACCGGGGCTGGTTTCTTGCCGTGCGCGCGCAACTTGGCGCGACCGGCCGCGGTCTTGCTCATTGCCATAAAACCCGCTTGCGCCTGTGAAACGCTGGGCATGACATCCCTCCTATCGAAGCGTGAGATCGATCTGCTGATCCTTCAGCGCAGCCTTGGCGCGGTTGAATCGCTTCAACGCGTCGTGGTCATTCATCTCCGTGGTCTGCAGGCCACCCTTGAACGGATGCGCGCAGTAGCTCTTGCCCGAGATCACGCAACCGTCCTTATTACAGGCGTTGCAGCATTCTCGTGGGTTGAGCCCGGCGAACTCGGCCGGCACTTTCGGCGCGGCCTTTTCCTCGATGCGAGCCCGCGGAAAGGCGCGCTTCTTTCTCGGCTTCTTCTTGACGACCTTCTTTTTCGGGGCTTCGGGCGGGGCCTCGTCCTGTGTCTCTATATTGGACATCATGCGTCTCCATCGATCATCATGTTGATGCGATCCATTTCGCGCTTCTCGGTCTGGCCGCCCTTGAGATAGCGATCAGCCCAGCCGGGATCAGACATCAATTCCTGCTTGCGCGACATCGCGCCCTCGCGCGTGGTAACCTCACCCTGGCCGGATGCGCCGCGCTCGACGAAGGTATCCTCGCGGGTATTGGCGCCGATCTTGCGCATCGACTCCATCAGCGCCGCATATCCGATCTGGTTCTCCAACGCCTTCACCGCATCCGGGGAAATGCCAAGCCGACGTGCGCCTTCCATCGCCTGAAGATGGTTGTAGTCGTATTTGTCCGCCCAGTTCTTTGTGAGCGCGGCCTTTTCTTCCGCAAGCTTGGCGGAATTGACCGTGCTCTCGGTGGAGTCGGCCGATTCCAGATACTTCACCACGGAAGCAACGATAGCGCTGGCCTTGTCCTTGGGCACGAACGCCGCGGCGAGGCCCTGCCGCATCGCATCGGCAAACGCTGGTTCAAGGTCGTTTCCAGCGAACTTGACACCGGAAAAATCATAGTCCTTCGGGTCTGACGGCGCGCCGAGCCGCTGCCACATGGCGGCAATTTCCTCCGGCTTGGCGTCGGCCTTGGCAATCCGCAGCACTTGATCCGGTGGCACGCCGATGAATCTTTCCGCAGCGCGGTATTGTTCGGTCAGCTTTTCCGCCAGCGCGCGCGGATTGGTGACGTCGAGGCCCTTGTTCTGCCAGAAGCCGAGCGTCTCCGGCGCGGTGCCGTCGTGCCATGCCTTGGCGGCTCCGGCAGATGCCGCTGCTGCTACTGCGGCGGCTGCGGCGTCACTGCCGGCTGCGCCTCCTGCGCCTGCTGCATTCTCATCGAAGTGAAATCGTGGAAAGCAATTATATCTAATCATCGCCTTGTGCTCCTATAGCGGGCTTGGTGTAGCGCTCGACCAATTGCTCCGGGGTGAGGTCGAGATGATCACGGATCCGGAGGTAAACTTCACGGCGACCTTCCAGCACGAATGTCTTGTCGCGCTCGCCCGGAACCACGCAGGTCTCGCGCGCGCGGCAGAACGGCGTGAGATCGAACAGTACCGCTTCTCCGGCCGGCGAGTTGAACGCGAGCTGATAGGCCCGCTTGCGGTCGGTCATGATCTGCAGCAGTTCGTCCGGCGTCACATGCCACCCGGCTGCTGTTCAAGCGCGCCGGATTTTGCGGCCACGGCCCTCGCCTTAATCATCGCTGCGGCAGCCGGAGCACTTTGGATCTGCTCCTGCTTCTGCTGCTGCTTGGCGCGGTTCTGGCGCTTGGCGGCGATCGCCTTGTCGTCATCCATCCAGCTCTCGCGCATCTTGTTGATGCGGGCGATGTCGTTGATGGCCTTGTCGAAATTGAACGGGTCCAGCAGGCTCATGTCCTGGGTGACGTTGACCAGTTCGCGGACCTGCTCGACGGTGCGCAGGAAGCCTGCGGCCTCGCCTGCACTCGCAGCCAGCGACAACGGCGAGGTGTCGGTGATCTCGTAATGCCCCATCGCTTCCTTGAGCGCCGGTGGCATCGGCTCCAGCATCCGCATGTCGGCGAGCAGATCCAGCTCGCGTTCGACCAGGCCGCCGACATATTCGGTGTGCTGCCGGCCCAGCGTCGGCGCCACCAGCATGCCCTTTTCGTTGACGAGCTCGATGACTTGCGTCGCGGTCATGTTCGGATGCTCGCTCAGCACCTTGAACAGGCTGACGAGGAACACGTCGTCGATGATGCTCTTTTCTTCCTGCATCATCTCCAGCGAGATCTTGATGTCGCCGGTGGGCAGCGTATGAACCAGCGGCCGGCCGTCCGGGGAAACGCCGCCCTTGTTCTGCGCACCGGGACGCAGATCCATGCCGACCAGACCGTCGTCGGCCATCAGCAGCACCGGGTCGGCGGCGCGGTGGCCCTGCTTTAAGAACGTGATCTTCTGGGCGTTGAGGGTTTTGAGCGACGGCAGCACGATCTGCGCCGGGCCGCGGCCCTCGACCTCGTTCGGGGCCTGGT